GGGTTGATAGGATCGACTATAGCGGTTTCGTATTTTTCGGGCATTTAAAGCTCACAGGGAATCAGCCACCTTTTGGACGCTTGCGAAAGCGAGCCGGGTGAGATGTTATTCATGAGCGCATCTGACGGGGTAAGCCGCAAACTCAACCCGTCGCCTGGAGCCAGCCCCGCTCCGGCCGCCCGGGCCTTAATCAGGCGCCAGTAAACATTTACTGAGCCAAGAGGAGGATTTTCAATTGATCTGCCAGCTTCCGGGCTTTGGAAGCGAATGGCTTCTGGTCGTCGGTTTGGGACTTGTTCTTGTTGGAGGCCTCATTCTTGTTTCTGCGTTGTGGAAACGCATCTCCCTCAAAGAACCGGTAGAACAAGATACTGGATTTGCCGAGCTGCAAGAGGCAAAGAATAGGAGAATGGTCCTGCGGACTGCACAGGCGACAGAAGCGCAGTTGTCACCCGATATGAACCAAAAGAGCGATGCGCAATTTGGAAAGCGACCGATAAAGATTGTGGTCCTCGGACAAAAGCGTGAGCGTGGCGGTCTTGTCATTGCAGCTGGGATCATTTGCGCAGGTTTTCTTCTAGGGTTCATCGGCTCATTGCCTTGTCCATAAAGCACACCATTTCCACCGTGGTTCATGCCCGTCGCCTTCCAATGTCACCCTTCCTCCTTCGCCTGTAGATCCACCCGCGTGATCCAGCCGGGATCCGGCGTGAACTCGTGCTCGACGCTCGCCGCTTCCCATTCGATGGCGCTGACGGCTGAGCCGAAGCCCACTGGGATGACCGGTGATCCGGCGGTCACGCTCGCGTTGCCTGCTATCTCGATGAAGCCGGAGCCGGTGTTGCGGGAGAGCTGCTGGGAGATGGCTTTGCCGCCGACCTTCGCTTCGATCTCGCTTGCGAAGGGATGCATGAAGGTGGTGAGCGAAGCGGCCTTGCCGCGCGCTGCCTTCTCAAGCCTGGTGATCCCGAGTGCGGGATCGAACCAGGGCGTCTCGGTCTCCTTGAAGTCCGGCCGTGGCTCGATCGTGAACTCGTAGGCATAGGAGGGATCGTGATGCACGGTGATCGCAGGCAAGGTCAGGCCCGAGGCCGATGCGCCGGCACCGCGCTTGCGGATCACCAGCCGGCCGGCCTGGGGCTTGGTGATCGCGCCGATCTCGTCGGCGAGATCCGTGGCGAAGTCGATCGCCGACTGGTTCCATCTCAGCCGGTACGGGATCTTGATGTCGCGCAGCTCGGACGGGATGACGGCCGCAACGCCCATTTCCTTGGCCAGATCGTCGAAGATCCTGCCGGCGGTTCCGAAGCCGTTCTCCTCGTCATAGTGCCGCCGATCGCCGCCCTTGGCCTTGTCAATGAAGTCGGCCGCCCGCGCGGTGATGTGGATCTCCTCGCCGTCTTCGGGATCGCCTGTGATCGTCGTCGATTGATATTCGTAGATGCCGATCAGCCGCACGCTGCTTTCCAGCCATCCCGCCAGCACCTGGTAGCGCGTGCCCTTTGCCGGTGGCTCCAGATAAGGCGTGCGCGCCGCTGCCCGGATAACCAGCTGATCACTCTCATAGCCTTCCTGGTCGGTGATCGTCGCGCCGAGAAACGCCGGACCAAGCTTCGGGATGATGTTGAAGCCAGAAGGACCGATGATCCGAATGATGGGTGTGCGCAGGGCCATGCCGATCAATCCCAGGGCCGGACGGTATCGGCATCGCCTTCATCATCCTCGACCTTAGGCAGCGCGATCCTTGTGCCCGCCGGCGGAAATGGACCAAGGGCGGCAAGGCCGGGATTGGCATCGAGCACGGCTTCCACAGTGCCGCGCGTGCGTCCACCATAGAAGCGGCCGACGAACTGGTCGAGCCGCTCGTCGCTGTCTTCTTTGGTCACAACGTCAATGATCTCACGAGCCATCTCAGATACTCCCGACATGCAGAAGCTCGGCCGAGACCTCGACCTTGCGGCCGACACCGGTGAAGGGATGCAGCCGGTCCTCATCGATCGACAGATTGCGCACCACCACAAAGCCGATGACTTCGCCCAGATAGTTGGTGCCGAGCCTGATGAACGGCACTGCATCCTGCGCCTCGTGATGGCGGATCAGCCAGGCGACGGCATCCATGCCGCCAATCACCTGCGGATAGGTGATTGCCTCGACGGTGGTCACTTTCTCGCCCATGCCGGTGCGCTGGTAATCCATGCCTTTGAACGTGGCCTTGCCGGGCACGCGGCTTTCCGATGCCCGGCTGAAGCCCTGCGGATTGAGGCCGATCACCTTGAGCTGGGCGTTGCCGATCGATGCGAGCGATGTGGTACTCATGCATAGGCTCCGGTGTCGTAAAGCGCACCGGCGCGAGCCTGCCTGATGGCGCGATCCTGCCTTCGGTTGGCAGCGGCCGCCACGCGCTCCGGGTTGCCCGCGCCAGATATGTTCTGGTTGATGTTGACATTTGTCGTGCCGGCGCTCCGGCCAGACTGGCCACCAGCCGGCCTGGATGGCTCCACGAGGCGTGGAGCGATTGTGGGCGTGGCGGTAAACGAGAATGCCGCCTTTATTGCCTCCGCCTTCTGACGGGCGATGCCTGCTGCTTCGTCCCCCTCGATCGAGATCTTCTTTTTGTAATCCTCCATGGATTTTTCGGCTTCCGGACCGAAGGACCTGGAGAGAGCGGATCGCGCCGCCTCTTGGGGCTCAGAAGTCTCATTCGCTCCAAAATTCTCGGTTTCTTCAACGTCACTGATAGTCGCGGTTGAGCGATTGGTGACAATTTGATCCGGTCCGTTCGGATCTGGACGCGGCAAAGGAGTAGGTATCACGCCCTGCATCAATTGCTGCATGTGGCGGGCATACTCCTCGGAAATCGCAAGGGCTGCTTCGCCTTCGCTCGTGAGCTTTGATTTGTACTCATCCATCTCCTGATCAGGAAACCGGGGACCGCCTTCGAAGGGCTTGAGATACCCCATGTTAAGCGCCTCGGTGCCTTTCTCGCCGGCGCGCTTCTGGGTGGCGAGCTCTTTCTCCGCTTCCGCAATCTGGGCCTTGATCTCCTGATAGGCCGGATTGGCGTATTCGCCCCGGCTTCTTCGCAGTGTGCGCGGGATCTGTGACAGCTGGGATCGAAGGCTCTCAAGCGTGGCTCCGAGATCCTCCGAGGATTGATCCTCGGCGTCGATGGATGAAAGCTCGCCGATGGTCTTTTCAAGCTCTGCGATCCGGGCGTCCACGTCTGGCGTGAGGTACTTGTCATAGAGCCTGCGGGCAGCGCGCGTGGTCACACCCTCACGGCGCATTTTCCGGGCTTTCATGATTTGTGAAAGCTCGGTCTCGGCTGCTTCCCTGGTCTGCCTCCGGGCCGATTGGGTTGTCTGGGCAAGCTGCGGATCATCGGCGAGCCGTGCCTGATCATCTTTGGTCAGATCGCCGCTGGCTTCGAACTTGCCGAGCATCGCTTCGGCCTCGGCCGAGCGATCGAGCATGTCGGAGATCTTCGTGATGAAGCCGCTCATCGCGTCTGCAGCCTCGCCCATCGCAGGCGTGAAGTTCTGCCCGACGCGGGTCGCCAGGTTCTCAAGTGCAATGCCGGTGTCGTCGATCTTCTTCTGGGTGGTTGCGTCGAAGATCGCAAAGCTCTTGTCGAGCGAGCCTGCGCGGTCAGCCTTGTCGCTGACCAGGTCGAGCGCATCCCCAACCAGCTCGACCGAATTGGCGAGCTTGGCGATATCATCGGCATATTCGAGACCGAACATGTCGGTGAGAACGCCGAGCTTTTCAGCGTCAGGCAGTTTGTCGATCCTGTTGAGAAGATCGAGCATCGCCGCCGGCGCATCATCTGCCAGCGCGGCCTTGAGCTCCTTGGCGCTCAACCCAAGCGCATCGAGCCCCTGCTGGAACTTCTTGCCCTGCTTCTCGGCCGTGGAGATTTTGCTGATGAAGGCGTTGAAGCCGGTTCCTGCCACCTCGGCAGGCACGCCGATCGAAAGCAGCGCAGATCCAAAGGCAGCGGTTTCTTCAGCGGCAAGTCCTGCGATCTTGGCGGTGGAGCCCGCACGATTGATGAAGTTGATCAGATCGCGTTCGCTGGAAGCAGAGTTGTCAGCAAGGTGATTGATCGCGTCACCGAGATCGTAGAGCTGCGGCAAGGACAGATCGAGCGCATTGCCCATCTTCGACATCGCGGCCGAGGTTTCCTCCGCGCTCATCCCGAATGCGACCGAGCCCTTGGCTGCGAGAAGGGCAAACTCGGTCAGCTCCTCTAGCGGCCGGCCGGAGCGCGCCGCCTCGGCCACAAGGCCGGCAAGGTTTTCCTTGGCCACGCCCGTTTCTTCCGAGACCTGCAGGACCGATCGGGCGAGATCTGCAAACTCGTCGTCGGACACGTCCACTGCCTTGCGAACTTCGGCCATGGCGGTCTCGAATGTCATGGCTTCGCCAGTGGCATATTGCGCTGCCTTGCCTGCAGCCAGCACACCGGCGGCAATCGCAGCGCCACCGGCCACGGCAACAGCGCGGTAGCGCTCGAACCGGGCGGCGTTCCTGTCCTGGGAGGCTCCCAGTCGATCCGTCTGTCGGCGTAGTTGTTCGAGGTCTTCCTTGGCGTCCTTTGCCGGCCCGGATAGCTGATTGATCAGCTTGAGCCGCATTGCAACATCGAGATCACTCATTGCGGCTTGCTCCTGCCATAAGGCCCCAGGTTTCCTGATGCAGCTGGATCGCTTCGGCGTGGTAGAGCATGACCTTGTCGATCGTCATGGCTTCGACCTGCGGGAGCGGTGTGGCGAATGAAGCCGCCACGCGGGCGACATAGGACCGCCAGAGTTTCAGGTCCGGCTCGACGCGCTCGCCGGACGGAAGACGCGGGGCAAAAAATCATAGGCCACCTCCGTGACCCGGTCGCCATCGACATCCTTGAGGCCGCGCAGAACTGGGGCGGGCAAGCCGGTCATCAGGGAATAGATCTCGAACTTGTCGTAGGTCTCGCCCGAGAACCGGTCGACCAGGCGGGCAACCTGTC